ATGTAAAATAAAGGAATTCGACGCAGACGGCGCACTTGCAGCATAAATACCGCGTTATTAGAATCGCAGCGCTTTACAGATGGAGCTGCAAAACCCTATGAATATTAAGGACTTACTGCAAGAAGCTGGCATATATTCCCCCTCCCACGCAAAGAAAATCGGCATGAGCCGATACACCTACGAAAACGCAATCAACAATTCAAAAATCAGCATTCCGTGGCGTGAGCTGCTAGAGCTTCGCGCTGGCAAGCACCCACACTGGCAAGGCTTCAAGATCGGCGCAGGCGTGATTAGTACACCGACTGGTGAGCTAATCACGAAAGAAGAAATCGACAACATGCACTGGGCCGAAAAATTGGCCTACGAGCGCGGCAAAGAAGCGGCAGAGAAAGCGCAGCTCAAACTGGTGTGGGGGTAATGAGGAATGCTGCCGCAGGCAGGCACAGGCTCGCAAAGATCGATAAGGCTGATCTTCGCAAACCTGCACCGGAGCTACGAGAGTAGCCTGCGCAGCAGTAATCGGAGCAAACGCCGTAAAAATCGGTTTACGTGGCGTAAAACCTCGTTTTTTGGCGGTTTCGGCTTTAGAGACATGTCGCGGTATAGTCCCTGCCTTTATAGGTCAATTGAACGTCACAGCGGCCGTAGGCCGTGATCTGTATCCCTTCCCTTCTTAACAGTTTATCTGTGTAGCTCAGCGGCTCGCCATTACTGTCTGCAATGTTGATGACCAACTGCTTTTCCTTGCCGATCTGGTAAAAGCTATCGATGACCGCTTTATCAATACCCGCGAAACGGTCATAGCTGCCATCTTCGGGATGTTCGACCTTGGGGTCGAGTTCATCCACTAGGCGCTGTAATTCAGTCATTTTGGCACTGTACTTGGCTTGCGAGTAGCCGAGCACCGCAGCACCAGCCATCGACACACCCAGCATTAAGCCAGCGCCCAGGGCAATCGGTGAACGAAAGCGTTTCCAGTAAATTTTGGTCATTCTCATATAAAACCTCCAATCGCGAGGAACCATATATCGGCCTTTGGTGTGCCACGGGGTCAGCATGGAAAACACACCATGAGGGTAATCGTGCAAGAACACTTGATCGGTCTGATAATAACTAAACATATTGTTGCCGCGATACGTCCACACATCGCTCGTCATATCTTGTGTGTTGGTGCCATATACGACCTTCGCGCGATGTATACGCGGGAGTGTTAGCCGTAGGCCGAAAATGGCCTGAAATGCGGGGCCGATCAGGGGTAATCGGATGTTGTCCAGGCGGCGACAAAACACCGTATATTCGGCCAGCGCTTCCCGAGCTTGAGAATCAAGGATGCTAATATCCTGAATGATCAAGTACACATGCCAGCGAAGTTTCCGAGCATGGAGAAACCAATCGTTAACGGCTTTGCGGCTTTTGTCTTGCCAGTTCCGAGAGTTGAACCACGTTCCACATTCATCGAGCACAAGACAACCGAATTTCGATTCATCATAGGGGCCGTCGTAGGCTTGCCCAAGCGCGTTCAGGTCATCAATTGTCGGTTTATCAGGTACGCGGAGGACGTTCATCGTGCGATTACGTGGGCCACCCATTGCGACGAGGTCGAGATCCAAATTAGTCGCAACGCGGCGGCCATCAGCCAAAGCGTCATAAATGCGCCCAACGCTGACAAGCGTTTTACCGTTCCCGAGCTTACCTGTAACGATATAGACCGACATTAGAACAGTTTGTATTGCACTATTTTGACGTTCCACTGGTAAGCCCAGCGAACGATGAGCGCGGTGATGTAAGCCGTTGCGCACGCTGTTGCATTACTGGGTACAACCAGACCGGCAGCAATTGACAATTCAGCAGGCGCGACGATAGCGAGACCAGTGACCAGAGCGTTAATTGCTGCGAAAAACGCTGTAGTGATGCCAACGAGCACTGTTATAGCAGCCGCTACAATGGCGAAACGCTTTGTGAGAAAAGCGCTTAGATAGCTAAAAACGGCACTGAAAAGCCCACCAATAACACCAGCGAGCCACGGAATGCCTGCAATGACAGGAATAGCCATAATTACACCTTAGATGCAGCTGGAGTCAGTGCCAGCATGATAATCGCGTAGGCGGTCATAATGCCGAGCGCCCAGCCAAACCACGTCTTAAACAACATAAACTTTTCGCATGGAATAGGCAGCGAGAACTTCGACGCAAAAGCCAGTTGCATTGAAGAGCAGCTTTGCGGCTGTGGCACCAGCGACGTGAAGAAGCTTTTGACGCCAGAGCTTTCGACAATGCCTGCCATAGGGCCGCCACCTTCGGAGCCGGTACCAATATCGGCAATATGAGCATCGCCGAACGTGTCTAGGTCGTTGATAGCACCTGTCGAGACATTGCCGACCAGCGTATCGCTTTCGTTTTCCCCGACATCCTCGGTCATCTTGCCCAATGCTTCGTTAGTTTTTTCGATAGCGTTGTACACGTCATCTATTTTTTTACCCTTACAGCGGTTATACCAGAGCTGTAGATGAATGGCCGCTAATTGTGGGTCGCCTGTAGATTTTGGCGCTTTGGCGCAGGTTGACGCTTGCCCTTTCGGGCCTTCACCTTCACCACCTTGTGAATCGGTGCCGTCTTGCCCTTCACCGTTGCCTTGGTTGCCGTCTGGGTTTGGGTCGTCAGCATTTGGGACGCCATCGCCGTCGCGATCTGGGTCGGCATCGTTCGGGATGCCGTCGCCGTCAATGTCATTGTCGGAGCTGTTAGGCTGGCCGTCGCCGTCTTGATCGACAGAAGTATCCACGCCGGAGCCGTAGTCGAAACCGTCGCCGCCGCCACCAGAGGGCGCGCAAACACCTATGGGGCCGTTTCCGTAATCGACGACGCCGTACTGGGTGCCTGATGAGCAGCCCTCGTTTTCGTCCGGTTCATTACTGGGGTGATCCCAATCCAAGCATGTATTTTCGTATTCCCCTGGCACGTTGCAATAACTGGGGTCATAAGGGTCTGGGTTGTTTTCATAGTCACCGTTAGCATCAGGGCCAAGCGCGGGATCGCCGGTGTACGTGCATTGAATAGGGTCATCGTTTTCAATATTTCTGCTGACGACGTAATTGCAAGCGGCATAACAGCCATCTTCGTCGGATTGTTCCCAGCCCTGAGGTAATGACTGATCGCCGGTAATGTAGCGTTGGCCTACTTTTATTTCGCAATTTGGCGGAGGTTCTAAGTCAGCATAGTGGCATTGGATTTTCCACGAAAGCATTGCGTCGTGAAAATATACGTCGAAGACCTCTTTGTAATGATAGGTATAGTTGCCTAGTTGATAGGTATATGGAAACGGCGACCCTTGGGATTGTGCTGAATGATTTGTCGAACCCGGTGAATTATATTGCAGGACGTCTTCGGGACTCATCCCGCGGTAGTTAGAGTCCTTATAGCAGACTACGGTTTCGTCATAATTATCCGCTGCGTATGTGCTTTGCGCGAAAATTAGTAGAATGATTGGTATTAGTTTGAGCATAAATAAGCGGCCCCGAAGGGCCGCGACTCCTTACACTTTGTTAGCAAAGCGCTTGACGAGTTTGATAATGATACCGGCAACCAATGCCGCACCGATAATTGGCCATGCTGCCGCCTCAGCATCGCTAATGCCGGTGCCGATCGACGTCATAGCGGCGGTCGCCTCGGTGGGCAGTGCAGCGTGAGCCTGCATACCCATCATTGAAACAGCGCCAAGAACTGAAGCGCCAACCTTAGTTTTTACATTTTTCATCAGATTTTCTCCGCAAGTTGGTGGAAGAATTTCCACAGGTAGCCGGTTCCCCAGCCGATTACATAGGAGCCGAACAAGTAAGACATGAATTCTGCAAAATCCGATTCAGTCACCGTTGCCCTCCTTTACTCATCCCTGCGGCGAATGCCACAAAGACGAATCCATAAAAGACCAAATTAAAAAGGTCTGTAATTGATGTTCCGTCAGTACCTAAAAGCACCGCGTCCCCCCTTCGCTAACACGACCCCTGCGGAGCCGTGTTAGCTCGCGGGGAAGCGTTGCCAGATACTGGTTTTGCATGCGTTATGCCGCTGTCTTTGTGCTGCTTTGCGGCTTTGTGTTCTCGGAAGTAACCGCCGTGAATGAGTCAATTTGCAATTTGCCATCGTTGCGGATCGAACAGTCGGCCTCGATCTCACAGGGGAACGGCAGACGTATCGCTTGCATGGCGGCTTCTGTTGTCGTTGCCATCTCCACTGCTTTAAAGCCAGACGCGACAAAATTGGCATCAGTACCGATCAACGGCTGAAGCGTGACAAAATTGGCAATGTCGTATTGGTTGTTTGTCTTTTTTGAAACGCCTTGGCGACGAGATACACCAGCGATAAGCATTTTCTGTTTCATAATGTTTTTCCTTTAAGCTGCGAGTTGTGACCAGTCATCGACCATTTGAGCCTCGATGATCTTTGAACGAAGCGCGACAACTTTGCCAGCGCTTATATCTGCGTCGCCGAGTCCGGCTGAACGCAAAATTTTTAAGTGTCTATACCAAGTTGGCTTAGAGAAGCATTCACGCGCTTTCTCCCAGCCCTGCGACTGGATCATTGCCCAACAGCCATAGGCGGCTTTACCTTGTCCCTCGGTCGGGGCAGCAGCCAGGATGCGGTCTTTCAATTCGGTCTCATTTGCCATTTCGGCACCCCCTATCATCCTTTCAAAGTAAGAGCGCCATTCGCTTTCAAGTTGTTGCGGGGTAAGCGTGCGCCAGTCATTGCGAGCGAAAAATTCGCGTTTCAGGGAAAGCTCCAGACGGAGCAATTTCATAGCGTTGGCTATTTCCAACGGGGAATATTGGCGGCCTGTGTAATCAGGCTTTTTCATCGTGTAAGCGAGGTGAGGGCCTTTCGCGTAGGCTTTGCCGCTACGGTGTTTTGATCTATGAGACCAATACACAGTATCGCCTGCCTGTTGACTCACTCGATAGCGGCCGCCTTCACAGTTACGAAGGATCGAAAGCGCCTGGACAACTTCGGCTTGGCTACCGAGCATTAAATTCCCAGTTACATCGACGCGAGTTACTAACCACTTTTCAGCAGGCGGGAGCGAACCAGCGCCAAGGTAGTCTGTGACAAATGCGATCATGCGCCGAACGCAGCCGAGAACGTCCAGAGCGTGACTTGCACCAGAGCCGAAGACGGCGCAGCCGTCACCCATAAGGCGAGCCGGTGAGCCCTGAATCCAGAGGTCGCCGGTACAGCGGATAGAAACCTGATGAGAGTCAGAGCGAATTGAGTCCCACGCTTGGGTTTCGTAAACGATATCGCCGGTTTTAGGGCAGTAACGACAAATACGGTCACCGAGCTGCGCGGCAGCGTGACGGACTTCCGGCGTGCAGTGTTCAAGGTTTACGCGAACGGTGACCCAATCAAGAAGCATATTTTTGCCTCCAGATATCTGCACAAATTTTGAGCGATTTTGGTGGCTGAGTCTCACCCATGAGACAAAGGGGCGGTGTTACAGGGACCGCCCCTGCTCGCTGCGCTCGCTCCTGAGCCTCGGCGCGGATGTATTCGAGGTCGGCCAGGTATTCATCACGAAAGATTGTCGTTTTTGAAATGCAGCCGAAATTACGGAGACAAGCCATTGTGTCGCGGTAATTGCCGTGTACAGCCAGTTCAGCGTGAAAAAGGCGCGAGCGCTTTTCAGCGAAGCGGCGGTAATACAGATCGGAGTGGGCGCGGTGGTCTCCCCTCTCCCACTGGCGCATGTCCTCATACACCCAGAACGGGGCGCGCTCTTTGATTGAGCCGTCAGGCTCCAGCCAGATTGGGCGGTTCATAGCTGGCCACCTATGATTACACCAAGAAAAAGACTTAACGCGATGGTGATGGTCAGTTCGGTGAGAAGGTCGGGGCCATGCTGGACAGCAAAAACCAGTTGATCCAGTTGGGACGGGCTAAATTGATCGCACAT